TTCCACAAATTATAACATATGGCAAGCCCTTGTAATAGTCTCAATGTTCAAACCGTCAAAGTGAGTCAGCTTAGTAGTATCAGTCGTACTATTAAACCGAGTGACAGCTTTTTGGTGATTCAGAATGATGCTACCAAAACGTCCCGCAAAGCAACATTTGCAAATCTATTGACATTTTTGTCAACTGTGCCGACGGGATCATATTCTGGTAGTTTCAGCGGCAGTGCCCGTGGTCATTTTACTGGTAGTTTTACTGGTAGTTTCAAAGGCTATATGAGTGCGTCGAATGCATTCCACAACAAAGTTGCATTTCATGGATCAGCAAGTTGGGCAGCAAATGCAAATCACGCATTGACGGCCGACACTGTAATTGGTTCAACAACAGGAACGGGAACTGTAAATCAGTTTACATATTGGACGGGACTAAATACATTGGGTTCTACTCCGTATTTGACCATCGATTCCACAAAAAATAACATCAGTCAGACAAATCTGCCGGGTCGTATAATGGTTAATCGACCATTTGATTTTGGAAGTAGCGCAGCCAGTGAGATGCCGCAAATCATTCAATACTCACAATCATACGAATTGTATGAAGTTGGTCTACAGGCAGCCAACAACTACATTCGCACTGGTAAAAACTTTGCAATCTTTTACTCTGGTTCTTATAGCGTTGGTGCCACTGATGGTGGTAAAGAAGCAATTTGGAGTCCAGATAAATCCGTAAATGTTGGAAAAAGTGGTTGGACAGTTGTGGGTGTGAGACAACGTTTGTTTGGTATTGGTCATTTTCCAAAATCGAGTCAAGTGAATGCGCAGTGTCATGTGCATTTGAGTAGTTCATTTGGTTGGCCAGGAGGTTATGATCCAAACGCCAATGTTTGGTTAGTTACATCTGGTAGTAGTTTCACTAAGTTGGCGAGACTGAGTGGAGCCGGGCAATTGGACGTTAAGGGTGATATCGTTGCATATTCAACGTTTGCATCATCCGACGCACGTCTTAAAAATGATATTCAACCAATCGAAGATGGTTATGATAAATTGAGTAATTTGAACCCAGTTTCGTTTACTTGGGAGTCAAATGAGCGTCCAGATTTTGGTTTGATCGCACAGGAAGTTGAAGAACTGTATCCAGAGTTTGTCAAAGAAGACATGAATGGATACAAAGCGGTCAAATACAATTCTTTCATACCATTGTTGATCAAAACTGTACAAGAACAACAAGAACAAATTTTTGATTTATTGAAACGTATTGAATCATTGGAATCTGAATAAGGTATGTCCAACGTTAATCGACTCAATAGAAGTGGACCATTGTCATTTTCAGAATTGACATTGGGATCTCCATATAGTTCCATCAGTGATTTATTGAGCAATATAGAAAGTGTACCCACACAAAACGTATCTGTCTCAGCGTCGTTGTCGTTGCTGCGATCATGGACCGGTGATCCAACGGATAACACCAAAACATTATATGGTGTTGGCACTGGTCTTGTTAGTTACGATAGTGTTGTGGATGCCAAGCTGAGTGAATTCTACGGTGCAAATTATTTGAGCGCATCTATCAAACCAAATGGTAGTGGGCGTTGGGACGTTAAAATCTGGCCAGATAGTGTAGTATACAATTCCAATTATTTAACACAAGAAACGTCGAGTCGAGTGTATCGGTACAGTGTGTATTCAAAACCACTCACAGGAACATCGTTTGTAAAACAGTCTGCGTATGTAAAATCAAATGTGGCGGAACAGTCTGTTGTGAATTTAACATCGGACCGAATCTATAAAGTTGTATTGAAGGATGTTGTTTCAAACGCTTTCACCTCTAGTTTTTTCACGGGTTCGTGTGGAGTTCCAGCGGGTAGTGTTGGTAGTAATGTGTATTTAGATTCTGGAACTACAACGACTATCGCTGCCGCCAGAGATGCGATTATTGCTGGAATTTCTAAATCTGGTTTGGATTCAAATCGCCAATCCGATGTTATTCAAATCGCAAAAATTTTGGCAAATTTTGTTGACCAACCGAATACATTATCACTCACTGGATATGTTCGCAATGCAACATCAACAACTAGTTGGCCGGCCGGTGGCACCCGCAGCTTTGATTTTGAGGGATTTATTAGTAGAATAGTGCAAGGTGGAAATTACTATGCTGGGCTAGTAACTTGTAGTGGTGGAAATTCTTTTGTTGGAAACCCTGCGACAACTTATCAATACGGTATAGATCAAGTGTATACGACATCTGGTCAATCTAGTATGGTCATATTTGCGTTGGCACCAGTGTCTTCGATTTCTGGCTGTTCGGCTTTACCAACCGACGCAATTTCAAACATAGTTGTGACCCAAAATTGTTTTTCACCAGCACAAACAATTAATCCATTAGTTACTACAGCAGATGTCAATTTTACTGGTAGTGCAATATTTGTGAATCCAAGCACCAATGCACATTCAGCAACATATACACTAAATGCTGATTGGATCAATACCGTAAATAATAAATCTTTGTACGATGGCAATCAACAGTTGTTACCAGCATTTTCACCAAGTACGTTTACTTTATCTGTGGGTCAAAGTAAAAAAGTGACCTATGCGTTTGGTAAAAATTATTGGCACAATGCCATTCAAAGTTCAAGCTTTTCAACGAGAGGATCTTTCACCGCAGTATTTAGTGGTGGAGCCACACTGGTTGGGTATATAACATCCACAATGGATAAAAATGTTTGTATGGGTAGTGGTGGTCAAGGTGGTGGCGGAGGATGTCCTGCTGCGTGGCAATTGATGGAAACAAAAGAAAGAGGGTTTATTCCAGCAAGAGAAATTGTTGTGGGTATGCACTTGCGTGATCCACAAATTGGTGTTTGGAATAGAGTAAATGTGGCATATGTTAGTCGTGCTCCAATTTACAGAACCATTATTGATGGTGTTGCGTTTGATGTTGATAATAGCCATAAATGGCCTGTTGGTAACGACACTTGGAAGCAAGTGGTTGACATCAAACCGGGTGATACTCTTGAAGGTGTTAATAACAAGACGTTATTTGTCAACGATAATTATTTATTGCTTAAGGATGCTGAGTACATGCATTTGAATTGTGATAATCACAGATTTGTTATGGGATCGGATGTTATTGGTCATAATGGAAGCGCATCTTGGTTGGTGACCAAAAAATTCTGAGTTATTTTGTCCAAGAAGAAGCGTTCTTGTTGATATTTATATTTATGATTAAATTCAAACATCTAGTGATTTTCACATCCATGCTGATTGCGGGCTGTGCTGCATTTTTTAGTGTATACGGTATTGGTCTTTTGTTTTCTGGAGCTATTGTTGCCGCAATGATAATGGCCAGTGCATTGGAACTTGGCAAGCTAGTAACAACATCGTGGTTATTTCGCTATTGGAACATTGCCAATAGATTGATGAAAGTTTACATGGTAACTGCGGTTATTGTGTTGATGTGCATTACATCTCTGGGTATTTTTGGATATTTAACCGCAGCATTTCAAAAGAGTTCGTTGGAAACTGAATTGAGCATGACCAAGATTGTTGCCTTGGAAACTCAAAAGACACAAGAGTTTAAGAAAGTTGACAATGTTAGAATTACTATTGACAAACTATTGAGTTTGCGTAGTTCACAAGAATCTAGATTGAGTCAAACCCTTACCAACGCAATCATCGCTCGCAATCCGATTCAGATGCAAAATATTCAGAATCAGATCAATGATCAAATTTCTGATCTAAATAAACAGATCGATGCGGAAAATACCAAGTTGAAGGATGCTGGTGATAAGTCTACCAAGATAGACGATGAAATTTTCAAACTCAAAATTGACAACAGTCAAAAGAAAGATATTACCACATTCAAATTTGTTGCGGATGAGTTTAATACCGATATTCGCCACGTTGTTAAGTGGTTTATTGTTGTGTTGATCACGGTTTTTGATCCATTGGCTGTGGTGTTGTTGTTGGCATACAATATGAGTTCCAATACACGCCAAAATAGCGAGCAAGATTTTCAAATGTATGGTGAAGAAAAAGTAGCTGCACCAGCACCAGTTGAACCAGCACCAGTTGAACATGAAAATATCAGAGAGGTTGAGAAAATCGTTGAAGTTGAAAAGCCAGTAGACAGAGTTGTTGATCGTGTTGTTGAAGTGGAAAAGCCTGTGGATCGTGTTGTTGATCGTGTTGTTGATCGTGTTGTTGAAGTGGAAAAGCCTGTGGATAGAATTGTTGATAGGATCGTTGAAGTGGACAGACCCATAGTAGAAACCATCGTAAAAAAAATTAAAAACAAAACTCAAGGCGGCCGGGGATTGTTTAGTTTCTAAAATAAAAATTCGTTTCTCACAGCGGGAACTATATATTACTATGTTAGAAAGTCCCACACATGAATAACGAAGAACTTTTAGAATTGCGGCGAATTTTGCTAGAAGCAAACGAAAATAACGATTGGTTCGCTATACACGATGCTGTTGAATTCATAGACGAATTCATCGAGTGGGGTGACCAAGAAGAAGTATAATATCAAAATATATGATTACATCAATTCCTCAAAATGCGCTTATTGCGCTAGTTATAACAACCGTGCTGTTTCTAGGGAGCAGCATTTTTCTTTATATAACCCTAAGAAAATCTGAGTCACAGCTTGTTGAAAATCAGAAGAAGTTGGCTGATTACGAATTAGCATTCAAGGCTCAAAAAGATCTTTCGCAAATTATGACAACTGGAGTTGCAACATTTTTGCAAATTTCCGTGAATGAATCTTTGAAGCGGGTGGAAGATTTGGAGATTCAACTCAAAGAATTTGATACTACAAATTCCGAATTGACTCAGTGGGTTACCGATTTTCAAAAACTTACAGGAAATGTGTATAAACAGTTGAAATCTATCGATGAGCGTGGTATGTTTGAAAAAGATGATGACGTTGGCTTCCTTTTCCAGGATATGTTGGGGATCATCACCGAATATAACAGAAGGGTTAATTTTAATGATAATAATACCGCCGATGAAAAACAAACGCAAAAGTAAGGTATCTTCCGCTAAAGTGAAGACCGCAAAACTTTTGTCAAAAACCAAAAAAGACAAAAAGCAGAAGACTACTGTAGTTTACAAAGTAACTGATACTAAGAAAATCAAGAATGTAAAAAAGATTAAAAACGCTAAACCGGTAGATACCAACGTCGAAGTCGTCGCAACCGAGGTGATTGACTTACCTATTCAGACGATTGTTAAAAGCATAGAAGTTCGTAGAGATGTTGATGTTGAACCGCTGGTAAATACTGATAGTGGTGATGATGACACAGCCGATACTCTAAACGAGGATGGTACTAGGAAAGTGCGTCGTCGTGGTAGAAATAAGAAAAACAAGATCTACTTTAGCAAAGCTACTGAAGATGCCATTATTGAATTCAACGCTGAAGAAGATATGGATAAGCGTAACCTTATCTATAATGAGCGAATTAAGTTTAGTTTTGAAAAGCTGGTCGAAAACATTTATAACACATTCAAATTCACGTATTTTGACACCGGCCCAATTGAAGTTCAACGTGAAACAGTTTCACATCTGGTAACAAACATACACAAGTTTCAAGCGGGTAAAGGCAAAGCATTTAGCTATTTTAGCATTGTTGCAAAGAACTATTTGATCTTCCACAACAACAATAACTACAAACGATTCAATCAACATGTGGACATCAGTGAAACACCAAGTGAAGACTCAGTTTGTTTGCAAACTGAAGACAAGCATCATTATGATGTGCAGACCAAGGAATTCATGAAACTGCTGATTGACTATTGGGAAAAAAACGTTACCAAGATCTTTAGTAAAACGAAGGATTTGAATATTGCGTATGCTGTTATTGAGTTGTTCCGTAACTGCGAACGCATCGAGAACTTTAACAAAAAGACACTGTATCTGTTGATTCGGGAAATCAGCAATTGTAAGACGCAACAGATTACCAAGGTTTTGAATAGGATGAAGGGTTATCAATCCCAAATATCACAGAACTATACTGATCAGGGTGTAATTTAACCATTGCCACAATTTTAAGTATAAAAACAAAACCAATCGACAAAACGATTGGTTTTTCTATTTATTGAGTATGGATACAAACTTTGAAATTTACAAAGGCAAGAACTTTTCGGGTCTTTGCAAAGATATTGTTAAAAACTCTGAGAGCAAGAAGGATCAAATTGATATTCTTATCTCTGAGTTACGTTCTTTGATCAAAACTGTGAATGATGCCATTATTATTGTGCCTCTCATTAAAGACTATTACGACGTGGGTGTGAAGAATGACGAGCAACTGGTGAAGCTGGCATCTATCGTTCAAAAATTAGTAGCAAAGGGTGAAGCTAGTGGTGAAGGTAATGGTATGATTTTAAGCGAAGACGAACGTAGACAGTTGATGGAAGACGTTGTGTCTATCGCAGGTGTATCCAAAACTAAATAATCATGGCTGATTCATCTACCAACATTGAAAGATACGTTCAGACTCAAAATCCGTCTGGTCGTGGCAGCGACCCACTCAATTTAGTTGGAGCCAATCCAAACTTCCAACTTGCGGTTGTTGTTGATATCATTCTAAATGATCAACACCCATTCTTCAGTAAAGAAGCTGATAATCTGCGTTCAAAAGGACCTGTTACCGTGGGTCCACAACAGATTCCCGTAAACTACAACAACGATGTACCAAACAGCAGGGACATCGATTATAGTTATATTGGTAGAGCCAAGATTCGTATTTTGGAATTGGAAAAAAAGACGCCTGTGGAAAAGTTGCCATGGGCAATTCCTCTGGATAATACCATTACTCAATATCCATTGTTGAATGAACAAGTTTTGGTTTTGAAAGTAGGTGGAAATTTCTACTATACAAAACCGTTTAACAAATCCAACTTCGTTGGAGCCAATGTTGATTATGTTACCGAAGAGTCGTTGAGCCAAGATCACACATCGGCATCACCGGTAAATCCCGATGCACTCCGCAAGAGTTATTTATCACATCCATATTTCAAAGCTATAACCAAAACTGGTTATTTGGGCAACTACTTTATACTCAATCCTTTTATTCGTAGTGTTCGTAAATTTGAAGGTGACACTGTGGTCGAAAGTCGATTCGGTCAAAGCATCAGATTTACGGCGTATGACGTTGATAGAAACAATGATAAATCTACAAACCCATCATACGCACTCAACGCTAATCTGTTTAGAGAGTCAGTGAACGGTGGATATGGTAACCCAAGAATTATTTTGCGCAACAGACAGCGCAATATTGCGTTGGATAAGCCACAAAAATTACATCCAAAACTACCACCAATCCCGGTGATAACTCCCCGTGAAAAAAACTACGGTGGACAAATTGAAGAAGACATTAACAACGACGGTACCACGGTTGAGATTAACAGTGGGCCTGCTGTGAGTAGATGGGTTACCACCGTATACAAAAGCATGTTTGGTGTTGGTAAAGATCAAAAACCAATGGAGGAACAACCGATGTTTAATCCACAAGGATCAACATCATACCAGATGCCTACATTGAACGGTGATCAATTCATTCTTAATACAGATCGTATAGTGTTGAGTAGTCGGTTTGCAGAAACATTACACTTCAGCAAACGTCGGTATGGTATTGTTACGGATTCCGAATATACAGTTGATGCTAATGATCAGATTGTACTTACTACCAACCGAGCAGCGTGTTTGAATGCTCCGCAAATATTTTTGGGACAATACGGTGAAACCAACGAACCAGCTTTGATGGGGCAGACCACTGTGGATTGGTTGTATGATCTTTGTAATTGGTTATTGGATCACGTTCATTGGCACCACCACGTACATCCACATCCCCATGGGCACGAAGATGCTGGTCAAATCGATAACACCAATACCAATGATGCAAATCCAGATCAAACACAAATCCCCGTGCAACAGATCAAGCTAAAATTGTTGCGAGACAATCTTCACAAAACACTGAGTCGCCGTGTATTTCTTACAGGTGGTGGATATGCACCTGGAGCCAATGGTGTTAAACCTATTGGTAGTGCTGGCGAATGTGTAGCACCAGTGCAAATCAACACGGTTACTGGTGAGGGTGTACTGGGCGAGTTCAAGGGTAGAAATCGTCGTGAAGGTCCAGTACAGATTGAATTTGAATTTGAAAATTAATATACTATGGCAGACAAACTTGTAGATATTTTGGGATTTTTGCAACCCGATTCTGGTAACAACTGGAGTGCTGGTATATTTTTGGATGGCAATGCCAAAATCATGTATGCGTTTGAAGATGCAACTGCCCCACTTCAAGATTTTAGCTTTTATGGTACCCTTTACAATGGTGCGGTGGCCATATCAGCATTAAATACTGGACCAAAGACGTATGCTGAACTATACAAGTATCTGAATGATCAAAAATTGTTGCCCGATGTTCCGGACAAAAACAATCTACCACCGGTGATTGTTGGTTCCGCTGGACCAGACACCAACAAGCAGAACGTCATTGTCAACATCAATAAAAGACCAATCTTTCAGCGTGTATATTATGCTAAATGGGCGTGTCTAAAAGAGTTGGAATCAACTAGACTTTCGCAGTATTTGTTTGATGTTGCTGAAAATGTTCGCAGCTATGAAACCAGTTTGTTACGAGGTAAAGTGGCCGAGGCAAACTCCAGGGAAAACCAGTTTGCTGGAGATCTATTGGCGGGGTTGGAGGAGGTTTCAGACAATATCAAAAGTGGCCTGTGGGACAAAAATAAAATACCGGCGTGTTTTCTACCTGATCCAGACCCAGCACTATCTGGACCACCATCGCAAACAATATATGGTACTATTAATTCAGCACCAACCGTTGATAACCCCAACATCAAACTACCATCATCCGAACCAAAACAATTGGACCCATCAAAGGCTTTGAGCGAGGTAAATAAAAAAGAAGATGACTTGGACAAAGCGATGGCCAAAAGCAGTGCGGATTTTGATAAGAAGATGTCGGATTCTGCTAACGAAACACCAACATCTTCAATCTCGGATCCAAATGCCGTAACTACCAGCACTGTTACTTCTACTAACACAGTTACATCCAAGGAAACTGTGACAGGCGGTGGTGTGACTGTAAGAACAAGCTTTGCATCAGAAGATCCTAGATCAAGAATGACATCGGCCGAGTTGGATGCTCTTCCAAATGGAGCGGGTCAGACTGAATTCAAGATACCAGGCAAGGATTCTGTAACAACTACCACCGATTCGATTTCATCTACAGTTAGTCAAGTCAAGACTCCAACTGGAACTGATGTAGTATCTAAGTTGAAAGTTGACAGTAAGATAAAAGTAGAGACTCCAAAACTTCCAACTGTAGCAAAACCAAAGTTTGTCAAAGATGGTCTTGGAGACAACTGGAGTCCAGATAAATTCAAACCAGAGACCATTGCTGGCAACACAAAATTTGTGGACCCCGCCACTGGAAATATTGGGTCAACAGAACAACTAGCTGCTGTAAATAATCTGAAGGGTTCTTTACCAGATTTTCCCAAGCCCAATATTCCGAGTTTGTCAGATTTTGCTCCCCCAACAAACATCACAAATGCGGATGCCGCATTGACCAAGTTAACGGGAGAAAACATAGGTTCACTAAATCCAAACTCAGCGATTCAGTCACCAAGCAGCTTGATTAAGGGAGCAACGGGAGGATTACTTGGTGGTGGATTGGGTGCTGGCATTGGTGCGCTCGCCGGAGGTGGTAAGGGTGCTTTAATAGGTGGAGTAAGTGGAACAGCATTAGGTGCCGGTTTATCTGTTGGTGGTATTGGGGGTGGATTATTAGCTGGTGCTGGCTTGGGTGGCGGTATTGGTGCGCTCGCCGGAGGTGGTAAAGGTGCAGCAATTGGTGCAATTACGGGTGGAGCGTTGGGTGGTGGTCTAGCAATGGGTGGTATTGGGGGTGGATCGTTGGGAGCCGCAGCAGCAAAATTGGCGTCTGTAAAGATTGGTATGCCAAAACCAAACATACCAAAACCACCAAACGCACCCAGAATAAAAGTGGTAAAAATTAAACATCCTAGTGATATTAAGGGTGCTCAACAACTATTAAATTTGCAGAAATCGAAACTAGGTCAATAATTATAGATATATGAAAGCTGATCAACTCAAAGAATATATTGTTAAGATTGTAAGAAACGAGGTTAAAACTGTTATTCGTGAAGAAATTCGTGGATATTTGGCTGAAGCGTTTTCAAAACCATCAAATCAATTGGTGTCGGAATCAACAAAAACTTTTGTCGATGAATCCATGGATATATCGGAACTAGTGGAGTCGGTACCAACCACACCTAAAAAGTTTATACAATATACCAAAAATCCTGTGTTGAATCAAATTCTTAATGAAACATCTGGTGGTGTGCCGCAGGAAGGTAGTCTTGTTTCCATGTTGGGTGGAGCCGAACGCAGCATAACTGAGTCTACTATTCCAGCTACGGCACCAGAACCAGTCAAGAAGGTTGCGGCGGCATTAACCCGAGACTACAGTTCTTTGTTAAAAGCAGTTGAACAAAAGCGTGCTGGTAAGAAATAATACATATGGCTACTCAAGCACTTGGACTAAAATTGCCGATACAATTGGGTCAAAATGGTTATTTTGACACCAATACGGCCACTGTTGCCCAAGTTGCGGACAACATCAAGAATTTACTACAAACAATTCCGGGTGAACGTCGATTCAATAATGAGTTTGGGTCGAGCCTTTATAGTTTATTGTTTCAGCAAAACGTGGTTGAAGTAAATAAAGATATTATTGTTGATGCTGTGCAACGTGATATTGATCGTTGGTTGAATGGTGTATTGGTCAATGATGTAAAAGTGAAACTAGCGGTAGATCAACCACAGAATAATAATGAGAATTCTATATTTATAAGTGTGGTGTTTACATATAACAGATCTGCGGCCACTGTTGATGTAACACTCAATACCAATCGAATCTAATGTCACAAATAATCAATAAGACGTTTAAGGCAAATACGAAGGACGTTAGTTACGTCAATCGTGATTTTGCGTCTTTGAAACAACAACTGATTGACTTCACCAAACAGTACTATCCTCAAAACTATAAGGATTTTAGTGAAAGTTCGCCTGGACAAATTTTCATTGAGCAAGCGGCATACGTTGGTGACATACTTTCATATTACACCGATCAACAGTTCAAAGAGAGCTTTATACAATTTGCGACTGATCGTCGCAACATCATCAATCAAGCAAGATATCTTGGATACAAACCAAGAACCGCTGCTGCTGCTGTAACTGAGCTTGAGCTTTATCAGTTGTTGCCAGCAAAACGAGTTGGTACTTTGGATGCTACCTACGAACCAGATGAAAGCTATTGCTTGATTTTGAAACCATACACCGAATTCAGCAGTGTTTCGGGTGTCCCATTTTTAATAGACGATAGTGTTGATTTTAGCCAAGACACAGTATTCTCACCTCGACAAATTAGCATATACAGTCGTGATGAAACAGGTGCTCCTCAATTTTACTTAATCAAGAAGACCATAAAAGCATATTCTGGTCAATTAGTTACAAAACAAGTAAGTGTTGGTGCCGCAACTCCGTTTTTGCAAATAAAGTTGGATGCTGATAATGTGCTCAAGGTTGTAAGTGTTATTGATAGCAACAACAATAATTACTACGAAGTTGGTTATTTGGCTCAAGAGACTCTACCATTGGCGGTGGATAATGTTCCATTGACAAACCAAACTCTGTCAAAATACCGTTCTGAGACTCCAAAGTTGTTGAAGTATTTGCGAACGGAAAAGCG